CTACTATTAGTTATAGGTGGAACAGCATATATAATTAATCATAAAGATATTGAATATCGTAGTGATAGGGACTTAATTATTCAATTATACATGAAGCAAATTCATGATAAAGATAGTATTTATACTGAGTTAAAATTGGAACAAAAGACTTTAGAAGTCAAATTAGATTCATTAGAAAAAGTTAAACAACAAATACTTATTAAGCATGATCAAGAAATTAATATTATCCATGATGCTTCTGCTGCTAACCACGCTAAATGGTTGGACTCAATCATCAATAACTTGGAAAATTAGTACAGATGGAAAAGATACAACAATAGTATATACATTTACTAAGCAAGAGTTAATGGACTTAAGAATTTATATCACTAATCTTGAAGAAACTTCACAATTATATTATGTTGGACAAGAATCTATTGAAGCACAATCTAAAGAAATTGGCAATTTAAGAATTCAAGTTAAGAATAGAGATGAATCTGTAAAGATAGCAGAAGATGCTGTTACTTTTCAAAAATCAGAACTAAAAAAAGCTGATGCTAGAATAGAAAAAGAAACTAATCTAAAGATAAAATATAAAAAACGTGCGTCCTTATGGCCAGCTTGGCTTGGTGGAGGTACAGTAGTAGGCTTTGTTGGAGCATGTCTTCTATTACTCAAATAGCAGAAGGCTTTTATAATAATCTACTAAATAAAAAAGATGAACTTTATAAAAGTCGTATAACGATTTGTCGAGAATGTCCTTTACATAAAGTAGATAAATTATGAGGAGAGATGTGTGATGCATCTAAATATATAAATAAAGATGGAAATGTTTCTAGAATTGAACAACCTGGATTTATTCAAGGATGTGGATGTGTATTAGGAAGTAAGACTAGAGTAGATGAAGAAAAATGTATAATAAATAAATGATAATGATTATGGATAAGACTTTAAATGAAGCAAATGGAAGTTATTTTATGGGTAAGAATTTAATTCAAATGGCTGAACCTTTTGCAAAAGAGAAATTAGAATTAGAACTAGAGAAAGATAATAAGGTTAAAGAAGAGGCACGTAAATTAAAATACGAACTAGAATTAGAAAAACAAAAAGAATTAGAAGCAAGAATTCAAACTCTAGAGATGTTACCAATGGGTAATAAAGTTATCTTACTTCCCTATCCTTCTAATCCATATAAGAAAACCTTATCGCAAGGTGGCTTATTTATTGGAGAGTATAAAGGACAATTCTTAAATCCCGATTCTGGAGAGAATGATAACTTAAAAGAACTTGTAGCTTGTGCTAAAGTTATTGAAGTAGGGCCTGATTGTAAATTTGTTAAACCAAATGATGATGTATTCTATGATACACGAACAGTTTATCCAATTCCCTTTATGTCTCTTGGGTATATCCTAACTAGTGAACCACAAATTCTATGTTTCTTAAATGACAAATTAAAAGAACGTTTAAATATGGAATAATATGTATACAAACGAATGGTTATTTTTTATAACCGAAATGCAAAATAATAAAATATGATTAATGACACAAAACAATTTTTCTTACCTGGAGACGTTGTGACTCTAAGACAAGAACTTCCTAATAAACCAACAATGTTGGTAGTTCGTAAAGTTACTAAAACTATTCGAACTCAAGATGTAAAGAATGATTACTTTCAAGGCATTCTATGTAAATGATTCACAGCAAACGGAGAACTTCAAGAAAGTATCTTCAATACAAAAGATTTAATAAAACTTTAATTTTTCTTAAAAAATGGACGACACAAAGAAACAAGAATTATTTCCATACTTTGCTTATATATATTCACAACAAATGGATCCAGAGAAGTATGGCAACACATCTTCTATCGAAGAATGGACAAGCTTAATCCAGTCTAACGAAGATGATATTAATGCAATCTCAGCTGCAGCAGATAATTTATCTGACGACGACTGGAACAAATTAGATGAGCAATATACAGCTCAAACACAACAAGCTACTGCACAATTTGCTGCCAAAGGTGCAAAGTTAAAGAAACTAAAAGCAAAACCAAAGTCAAAGAAATGTGCTTGTGGATGTGACATCCTATCAAGAAAAGTTGGTGGTAAAATGGAGGAAAGATGTGCTTGTAATTGTGGCGGAGGTAAAGTTAAAAAGAAAGTGGCTAAAAAAGAAAATGGTGGATTAGTTCTAAAAGCTAAAGATGGTGCTCAAGCTCCACAAGGATTTATAGATAGAAGTAATGCAGAATCACAAAGATTACGTGCTGAACATCGTCCATTAATTGAACGTATGTTTACACCATCAATTGTTGCTGCTACTCCACAACATCAAAATCATATACCTCAAGGACCTTCTAAACCAAATGTACAGGTTGCAAGACAATTTGATAGTGTAGCTCCTTTTAATCCATATAAACCACCCATGGCCGTTACTGGTGTTAGATCTCCTATGCGTCCAACTACTGTTAATAATGTAACATTACCTGATACAGTTGTAACTGCTAAAGGAACTGCTAGACCAGGAGCATCTACAGCACCTACTTTTGGACCTGGCGTTCAAAGACCAGCCCCTCAGGCTCCTCAGGCTCCTACACAAAAATCAAATTCAGCCCCAACTTCAACTAAAACTGCACCTACTTCTAAGCCAGTTATTAAGTCAACTACTAAGCCAGGACAATCAACACAACCAACACAATCAACTCCAAGTAATAAAACTGTTCCAAATAGAGTTGCATCAACTACATCAACTACATCAACATCAAATAAAACAACTCCTGTAGTTAATAAACCAACTACTAAAACAGTTGCACCAAAAGCAACAACGAATACAAAGCCAGTTGTTAATAGAATTGCTGTAGATGCTAAGTTAAAACAGGACCAACAAACATTAAATAATTTAGGCTATAATACAGGTAAGACTGATGGTATTTATGGAAAAAATACTAAAGCTGGAATTATTGCTTTTCAACAAGCACATGGATTAACAGCTGATGGAATTATTGGGGCACAAACTAGACAAGCGATGCTTACGAATAATGCTCAAGCAAATCCTGCAACAGCTTTAGTTGCTCCCCCAATTTCAAGAATGGTTACTTATAATGATACTAGACCTATTAATCCAAATGTTCTGATGTCAACACCTAGAATAAATACTCCACAAGTACAAATTCCAAATGTATTAGCAAATCAATTAAATACTTGGCCACAAGAATTTAAATGTGGTGGTAAAGTAAAAGCTAAGATGAAGAAGAAACAATCTGGTGGAGATATTAATAAACCAAATCCAAGCGTTGATAAATGTGGTGGTAAAGTTAAAAATAGACTTAAAAAATAAGATACAAAATTAATAGTTAATTTAATACAACAAATATGAAATTTTTTATATATGATAATGTAAATGAGCAAGTAGTAATTAATAGAGAAGGAATTCTTCTTGTTAAGGAATTTGCTATATTAATGAATGAGCAACGTAATAAATGTACAGCCGATCCATTAGGAAAAAATAAAATAAGAGCTTACAAAGAATTTGCATACATTTTCCTTTTCTTTGATTGGGAAAGTCCATTCTTTAATGAGCCTGAACAAGATAGGCATCAACGTTCACTGGAGAATTCTGGATTAACAGACGAAGAATTTGAAGATCCAGAATTTAAAAGTGCTTGCAGAATGTATGAATCTATACAAAATGGAGGTATTAATATTAGAATGCTTAGAGCATGTATGTCAGCGGTAGAAAAATTAATTTTTTACTTTGAGACGGTTGATATTAATGAACGAGATGCTGTAACTGGGAAACCAATTTTTAGTTCTAAGGATTTAATTAGTAATATTAAAAATGCTAAAGAACTTGTTGCTAGTTTAAATGAATTAGAAACTCAAGTTAAAAAAGAATTAGAACCTGATAGTGGATTACGTGGTGGTACTGAAGCAGGATTCTTTGATCAAGGTCAAATAAGATTTTAATTATGGACTGAGATATAAAATTGGGTGATTCGATTGAATGTTTTGATCCTACACTATCATATGAAATAACTGGTTATAGACCTATAAACGAATCTCAAGGACTTGATTTTGATCCTGATTTGTTTCGTGAAGATGCAATTACTAAAGTTAAAACAGGTAAATATAGTAAAACTGTTTATGGTTCTCGAGGATACATCGAATTTTGAAAAGAAAGATTTAAACGATGTACTGAAGGGTTAACTATCAATGGTTATAGAATTACTGGTGATAATTATTTTTGATTAAATTTCTATAGATTAAAATCATCTGTTGAAGGAGCTAAAGCGTCAGCTGGTAGAAAGATTAGCTTCCCAATGTTCTTAGTTTTTCAATATGAATATTTTCATTATGTTGAATTATGTGAATATTTGGGAAAAGATGTAGCACTCGTTAAGGCTCGTGCCTTGGGCTTTTCGGAAATGGCAGCAGAATTATGTGCTCGACCATTTGTAACGACGCCAAACTATCGTGTGCTTGCGTCAGCCTATTCTGAAAAACATCTTAAACCATTGCTAACAAAAATTTGGCTTCAACTTGATTATTTAAATGAAGAAACTGAAGGTGCATTTAAAAGAGTTCGTATGGTTATTAATACAAATAGTCATAAGAGAGCTTCTGTAAAAACACGAGATGGAGTTGAGATGGGACATATGTCAGAAATTGAGGGTGTAATTGCCGATTCTCCAGAAAAAATTAGAGGTGACCGTGTTGAACGATTATTCTTTGAAGAAGCAGGATCTGATAAAGTTTTAAAGAAAAAATATCTACAAGGAGAAGCTTTAATAACTGTATTAGGAGGAGAGCGTGTAGGAACTAGAATTGTATGAGGAACTGGAGGAGACGAAGGTCCAGCACTTGAAGGTATTAAAGATATTGTTACTAAGCCTGATGCATATAATGTATTACGTTATAGACATAATTATACTCCTGATGGTCGCACAATAGAAACTGCAATGTTTATTCCAGCTTATCGAATGGTAATTAGTTTACTTGATAAGCGCGGATGGTGCGATCCACAGAAAGCTAAAGAATATTATGAATATCAAAGACGATTAAAGGCTGAAGATCCTAAGGGATTATTAATTTATAAAGCTGAATATTGTTTTACAATTGAAGAGGCTTTAATTCAACAAGGTGATAATATGTTTCCTCGTGAAGAATTAGCAGAACAAGCCGCTCGAATTGATATTTATAAAAATGTTCCAGTACCTATTAGAGGACATTTAATTTGAACTCGAGATCAACACGATCAAATTATTGGAACAAAGTGAGTTCGAGATGATGAGAATGGAAAGATTCTTATATTAGAACAACCATTAGTCTCAGAAGCAGAAACATCTTATAGAAATTTATATGTTGGTGGCATTGACTCCATTGATATAGGAACTGCAGACTCTACTGGAACTGATAAAAAGCCATCACAATTTTGTATAGTAATTAAGAAAAGGGTATTTGGAACTTCAGATCCATGTTATGTTGCACTATATAAAGATAGACCAAGAGATCCTAGAGAGGCTTATGAGATAGCTGCAAAGATGTTAACTCATTATGGCTGCCAAGCAGTATTAGAATCTTCGAGAACTGCTATCTTAACTCACTTTAGAGATCAAAAATTACTTCATTTATTAATGAAAAGGCCGAGATCTACAATGTCTGACGTTACAAAAGGTAATGCAAATATGTATGGAGCTCCAACAAGTCCTAAAGTTATTGATCATTATCGAGAATTAATTTACGATTTTTGTTTAGATTATTGTTATACAATTGCTTATAGAGAAATTGTAGAACAGTTGCTAGAATATTCTGATGAAAAGAAAAAAGAGTTTGATATTGTAGCAGCAATGGGTATGGCGGAATTAGGTGATGAAGAATTATCAGTTAGGAAACCTGTTGCAAGAGAACCAATTGGTAAAAAATTCGAAGACATAGGTTGATATAAAGATAGTAAAGGTTATAAACATTATGGTATAATACCAAAAACAATAGAAGAACGAGATGCAAGAACAAGAATTAATTCAGACGATTCGTGAATATATAAAGACTTGGTATAAAGCTGATTATATTGGCTTATTAACTGTAGAAAAATTAAATCCTGGATATAAATTTTCTATTGGTATTCCAAGTTATATGACACCAACTACTTTAAATATTGACTGTGAAACAGACGAAGAGTTTTTAGATTTCATATATGCAGAATTACGAAGTAGAAATTATATGAGACTAGACATTTATAAAGTAATTAGAACAAATGACTCAAAAGAAGAATAATACAGAACAAGAAATCATTGAAAATATTGATAGAGCAATTAATGAATTAGTCTATGAAAAGACTCAAATCATTAAGGCATATAATTATTATCATGGTAAACGAGATCCAGAACAATTTAGACATCTGGAAGAAAATTATGGAATTGGAACTCCTACTTCAGTAGAATTTGTTCCTCTTACTAGAAAACATATTGATGTATTAATTGGTGAATACTTATCAACACCTGTTCTTCCTAGAGTGTCTTGTAAAGATAAAGAAACATTATCAAGTATCTTTAAGGATAGACAAATCCAAGTAAATAATGTAATGGCTGCTGAATTAAATCGCCATCTAAAAACTACATTATATAGTGCTATTAATGATCAACAAGGCCCAGGAACTCCTGGACCAGCTGGCCCAAATGCAGAAGTTGGATCTAAATTAGATGAA